TTCATCAGCACTTAAACTTTCTCTATCAATATAATAATTAAAAATATAATATAATAAATTCATAGCAAAATCTTTATAGATTTCAACTCTATCTTTAACTATAATATATTTTTGAACACTACTCATTAAAATTTATTAAAAAAATCTTTTTTCATTATATTTAAGTCAATATCACCAACATAACCATCAATTAGTCCTTTTTCAGTAAATTGCCAAATTTTCCATTCTGACCATCCTTGTGGTACTGCTGGTTGATAATTTTCTGGGTCGTCTAAATAAGCTGCCTCCCAAAGCGGATTTGAGCCAAAACTATGATTAGTATTTGTATTAATAAAACTTCTATATGAATAAATAATAACTGAAATATTGCGTTGTTTTAATCCACTAATAAATGCCGTAATAAATTTATTCATATGGTCAATTTTTTCTGTATCACTCCAAATAATATTGTTTGCATATGCTTCAACATCTAAAACTAATGGAAAATTAGGTTTTGGTAATATATTATAATGATTAATAATATTAGTTATTTCAGCATTAGCATCATCTTCGGGATTATTGATATCTCCGGGGCGACAAAAATGATAATAAGATATTTTAACATTATTTTTTTGTGCTTCAAGAACTCTATTCCTTACATTATAAATGCTATCTTCATGTCCTGTAGTTCCTTCGGTTATTTTTACAAATGCAAAATCAATTCCTGCTGCTTTTGCTTTACTCCAAGTAATATCTGCTTGATATTTACTACAATCAAGTCCTAAAACACAATTTAATGCTGCCAATCTTTCCTTACTTATCGTACTTACCATAATTTAATTATATTAATAAATTCAATTTATTTTTTATATTTTCATCATATTTAATTCTAGTGAGATTTATATTGTTATTTTTACAATATTCTTCTTTCATTTTATCTCTTTTCTGTTGTACATCAAATCCAATTTCACCTCCAAAAAACTTAATTGATTTAAAATGTTGTATTCCATCATATTCAATACATGTACCATATTTAGGTAAATAAAAATCAAAAAATAAATATGACTTATATTTACAATTATTGAATTTCTTTTGATATTCGAAATTAATATTATTTTCTTTTAAAAAATTCATAACATGAATTTCTCCTTTACTTTGTTTACATTTAGAACAACCAATACCACATAAATGATTATTTGCTCTTTGTTCAAATATACCATGAATGGGACAAATAATTTTTATTTTAGTTTTATTATCTTTATATTCAACTAATGAATAATTATATTTATTATTATGAATTTTATTTGACTTTTCTTTAAAATATTTATTATCCATATAATTTCCAGCACATTTAGAACAACCCTTATTACTTAAGTGGTCATTTGGTGTTTGTTCAAATATACCATGAATAGGACAAATTATTTTAATATTTGTTTTTGAATCAACATACTCAACCAATGAATAATCATACTTATCACCATGAATAACTTTTGTTTTTTCAATAAATTCAATATTTGTTAGTATGATAGATAAATGATTTTTTATTTTTCCACATTTAGGACAACCCTGACCATTTAAATGATTATGAGGTGTTTGCTCAAAAACTCCATGTTTTTTACATGTTATTTTTACTTTAGTATAATTATTAGCATATTGAACTAATGAATAATCATATTCATTATTATGAATAATATTTGCCTTTTCAATAAAAGTAATATTTGTTAATCTCCTTGCCATTATTATATTTTTCTCATAAATACTTATAAATGTAAAAGGGTATTAAATACATAATACCCTTACAAATTTAAGAAATTAATCTCAAATTAGCTATAAATTTTTGTAACTAAAGTATTATATTCTTCTTTAGTTATATTGAGTTTTTCACAAATTTTATTTATTCTAAGATTGTTAAGAAACACTGCACTGAATAAATAAAATACAAGTACTACAAGTAAAATACTATATATAATTGTAATAGTAACTATTATTGGTTTTGATAAACCAAAAATAGTACATATAAATCCAACACCAAATAATCCAAATAAAACATATAAAATAGTATTTTTTAATGACATGTTTTTCTTTTCAGTTTCATTTGAAAAATATTTGTAAGCGAATTTAATCCATTTATTTGGCAGATACTTATTATATGCGGTATCAAATTGTTCTTTAGTTATTTTATTAACATCCATATATTAAAATCCTCTATTTTTCTTTACATTATTCGTATTTGTAAATGTTTCGGGATTGTAGCCAAGTAAATGTTTCATTTTATCCATTTGTTCATTTATTACTGGTTTTTCTACTTTTTGTTCATTTTCATTTAATTTCTGAACAGGATTTTTAATCGCAAATACTATCTTACCATCTGTATAAAATTTATGTTCTGACATTGCTTTAACAACTGCTTCATTAACGATTACTTTATTATCAATTGTTTTACTATTATATGTATTACCTAATCCAGTAAAATCTAGTTCAAACAAACCTGTTTGTCTTGCAGTTCCAGATGGAGTAATTAAATTTTTTACTTCATTTAATTTAAAATCAATTAAACGTCTTTTGTCTAAAGCATCAATATATCTACCAGTAACCATTGATTCATTAAGACCCTTACCATCATTAAATCCAGATTTTTCTTTATTAAATTGTGTTTTATCAATACCTTTTTCAATTGGTTGTGGGTCTTTATTATACATGGGTGCTTTACCTTTAAATTTAAGTTGTTTTTGTCTTATATTATATACTTTATCACCCATGTCTTTTTTCATGCGGTCTTCAAAACGTTTTCCCGGTTCATTATCATAAACCAAACTATGTTGACCATTACGATACAAATTAACTTCATCTTGTTCCTCAGTTGTCATATTACGTTTTGGAATTTCATCACCTTTATTATTTGTACTATCGCCAACATTTTTTAAAGATTCATCACCTTTAGCATCTGTTGTTTTAATTTCTTTTTCTTCAATATCCTGACCTAATTTTTGTGGGTCTTTGCCAACATCAGTTTGTTGGTCTTTCCATTGAAGTTCTTTTTCAACATCAATGATTTCTTTAGTACCACTATGTTGTAAGTCTTTCTTAAAATTGACTGGATTTTCACCAGTAACACGGTCTTTTAAAACCAATGCAGATGGTTTTCTATCTTCACTCATTTTTATTAATTTTTGATGATGAATTGAATAAGCATTCAATTCGTTATTTAATTCTTCTAATAATTTAAAATCTTCGTTCATACCACCACTTGTTTGTTGCATACCAACAGGCATTGTAGTATTATCCATTTTGTTTGACATTGAATCTTCTTTAGGTTGCATTTTTGATGCATTTGCCATTGTTGTAGAATCTTCATCTACCTTGTCAGGTAATTTATCATGTTTAGTTGAAGCGAAATCTTCAACATCTTTTTTACTAACATTTTTTGCAATTTTATTAACTTTATCACTAACTTTATTTGGAGATAATTCGCCCTTTTGTACTGCATGTGCCATACCAAAAAGACGTTGTTGTGATGCTGACTTAGCTTTTTCTTCGATTTTTTTTGATTCTTCCATTGTATTAAGATTTGGTTTGTCTGGGTCGCCAGTTTTTATTGTATTTAATTCAATACCAGTGTCTTTATTATTCCAATGTTTAACTGCATCACTGGTGAATGCATTTGTTTTATCTATAATAAAATTATCTTCTTTTTCTTTGTTTGTTCCAAAAGGTTTACTTATTTCTTTACCTTGTTGATTAATACCTGAAATACCATCATCAGGTAAATTTGGATTATCTGGATGCGGAAAATATGAATGTTTTTGTGTCATATCATTATGTAAAATTTTTACATCGTCATCTCTCATTTTATCGACATCCTGACCAATATATAATGATGTATTATCATCAATTCCTTTTTTACTTTTTTCACGTTCTGATGTTTGTGGTATTTCACTAACGCCTAATCCTTTATTACTTCCAGTATGAGATTGTTTATATTCTTGACCTAATTTTGTTTGATATGAAAGGTCTTCTTCATTTAATATTTTAATAAAATTTTCAAAACCACTTGGGTCAACAAGATAATTTTTATTTTCTTGAATTATTGTACCACCGGGAAACATTGGTTTAGTTTTTACTTTTGATTTACCCTTTACTTTCATTAAATCACCACTACCCCATACTGAAGGTCCAACATATGCCCCTGAACCACTTACATTACTTCCAGTATCACCTGCACCACCTGCAGCACCAGTACCAGTCATTTCATTAAGAATATTACCATTATCATCAACTAAAGAATAATTTCCGTGGTCTGAAATGAACCATGTATTAGGATACCATTTATTAGAATCCTTCCAAGTTTTTACTGCATCAAATGCGTCTTGGTCTTCAACAAATTCACCAATAAATTTTCCACCACAACTAACTGAAAGTTTATAACCATTTGATGAAATAAAACAATCTTCTTCATTTGGTTCGTCAATTTCATTTTCTTCACTAATCGTATTCTTCTTATATCCTAATGCTGGAGCGAATGCACCAGAACCACCTGCAGCACCCGTACTTTCATTTGTAGAATTTAATACATCAAAATTATAACCAATACTTTCAAGTTCGGTTTTAAGATTTTGATATTCTTCAGGAGTTGCAAGTCTACTTTCTTTTGCATACCTTGGGTCTACTCCACCGTGTTGACCAACATGAGAATATCCCACTTTTAAATTTCCTTTATTGTCATAATTTTCTTCAGGAAAATATGCAAATAAATCAGGATTTTTGGGGTCTTTTTCATTAACTAAAAATAATACTTTAGTTAATGGTTCACTAGTTTCATCAACTTCAGATTTAACTTTGGGTTCAACTAATTTAGTTCCTGTACTGTCAGTCTTTTTCATTTTTTCTTCTCCTGCTTGTTTTAATTGATTAATGCCGCTTTGGTCCCTGCGTTCTTTTTTTACAGGTATTGCCATTTTATATTTTTGTAAATATTTTGGGCTATTAAGCACATAATCATTGAACAATATATTTTGAACGGTTTCGTTTGCGTGGTATCCATAACGATTTGTTCCAGTATTATCATCTTTACCATCGCCCATCATTTTATTATATTCTGCACTTAATTTTGGGTCAGAAAAAACTAATGCTTCCATTTTCGGCAATGAAAATATTTTTTTCTTAAGTTTAAAATCTTCTTCATTTAAATATGAATCAATTTCATTCATTACAATACTTTCACTTAACTTAACATCAGGTGCAGTGTTATGCATAGTTTTATTAAAATTACTTTCATATTTCTTTGACTGTACACTTATCGGTTTTGCTAATGTTGGTTTAAATGTTGCCATTATTTGTTCTTTTTTAGTATAAATACTTGAATATTATCAATTGTTTATAGTAATAATATTTCCCGATTTAATATGTCTATTGGTGTATGAACAAAGCGGTTGAAAATTGGTATAATGATTTAACTTTAAAACATCTTTTTCGGTTTTTGCTGTTGACATTGGTACTATATGGTCAATATCCCATGCAGTATTTATTTCTTTGGGATATCCATTCCAATTCCCATAATTATTCCAATTCATCCAAGGTTCAAATTTTGATTCTAAATGTTTTTTAAATTCTTCAAACGTACAACCGAGAATATCTTGTGTTTTTGACGATTTTTTATTGCCTTTTAATTTTATGGAACAACGAATTAAACTTCTAATATTAGTCGTTAGTTTATATAAAGCATCATTAGAATTTCTATTCTTTTTATATATATAATTATAATTTTTTATCCATTCTTTACGTTTTATGTTATATTCCTTAATTTTCTCACCATTTTTTTCTCTATATTCTTTATTTTTTTTATTTCGTTCTTCTTTATTTCTAAAATAATTTTCAGACCTTTGCTTTACAATTTTTTCTTTATTAATTTTATTATAATTTTTTAAATATTTTGAAATTTTGTCTTTATGTTTTTCACGATATTTTAAAATAATATTTGAAATTTTTTCTTTATTCTTTTTATAATATTCTTTTTGTTTTAATCGAATTTTATTATTTTGATTTAAATAACGTTCAGAACTACGTTTTTTTATTATATTAGAATTATTTTGATAATATTCAGATAATCGATTTTTAATTTTTTCTTTATTTATTAACGACCATCTTTTTTGACGTTGTGAAATTTTTTCTTTATTCTTTTGAACATATTCTTTAGCATATTGTGATATCTTTTCTTTATTTCTTAGATAATAATTTCTTTTACTTTTTGCAATTGCTTCTTTACTTCTCATAACTCATTAATAATCAATCGATTACTTAATTCCTGTCTTCCAAAAATCCTTTTTAACCCATAATGTCTTAAACACCATTTCCATACTATCTTTTATTGTTGAAATCATTTCATTTCTTGTTTGACTTCCAGATTTTTTAAGTATTTTCTTAACTTCCCTATCTAAAGCATCATTAACAAACTTATTAATTTCATCATTAACGATTTTTTTTACATCATCATTATTCATATAATAATTTTATTATAAATACTTAATCGGCATTAAAAATAAAAAGAACGCATATTAATAAAACATGTGTTCTTGAATATGTTTGCTTAAACATATTTTTATTTTATAAGAAAATGTCCTACTGCAACACCAGCACCACCAATTAATACATATTTACTATTTTTTCCAATCCAATCAGTAAATTTTTTCCAATCAGATTTATCTATCTTATCTTTATTAATTGCAGGAATTGCATAACTATCAATATTTACTGTTTTAAAATAATCATTACTATTACTTACACTAAATGATACGGGATAATCAGTTTTTGCTTTTTTATCCCAATGAAATTCAATAAATTGTTTATTTGGTAGTAAAAATTCTTTAAATGTTAATAATGGTTTAACATTTTTTAATGCGGGAATTGCATGACTAATTAATAAATCATATTTAATATTTTTTGTTGAATCTTTAAAAGTAATGCTACTATCTTTTTCATTGATACTAACTTTTCCACCTTTTAGTGAATCAAGATTTACATTGGTTTGAATTAATGCTGCTGCAATAATATCATTCTTTTTATTAATATCTTTTACTCTATCCATCAATTCTTGTTGAGAAGCAGTTAATTGACCATACATTTTGCTAAGATTTTTTACTGTTTCTTGCATTGTCAATTTTTCAGCAACCATTTCGCCTTGTTTATTTTTATAAACATGAACAGTATCCAGCAAAGCATCTTTTAATTTAACTTCTGTATCATATTTATCTTTCAGTCCTACAATTTTCTTATGTTGAAAATAATCGACTATAGACAAAAACAAAATGATAGCAATTACAATTGCAATTAACATATTGTTTTTTTGTTTTAAAAACGTCCAAAATTTTAATAATATTGCGTTCATAAATTTAATTATTATTGTTGTAACATGTTATTTCTCCAGTATTTAAAAAATGTATCATAATATGATTCAATTCTACCTACAATTTCATCATTTTCGGGATTATCTGGTGAAAAATCTTCCAAATAATTAAATTCAACTCCTGATGTTTTTTCATCGGGTGTTACTTTATAAATAAATTGAATTACACCATCAATTGTACCACCCCAGAAAACCAAATTATCATAAATTTCTAAATCAATGAATTTAATATTAACATTCATATCTCTAAAAAAATCATTAAATTTTTCTTCTTCTCTGCTTTGGTCATAGACGGTTTTTTTATTCTGTGCTATTTTTTGTTCATCATCACCAATACCCTCATTAATTTTACGTGTAATTTTAAGCATATCACGTATAGATAAATCCTTCTTCATTTCTTTTGGTGATTCACTTGCTTCATATTTTCCTTCACGTATTCTTTTCATAAGAATACGCATTTGATTCGGTGTACTTTTGTTGTTTATATTTTTATTATCCATATAAATTTTATTATAAATACTTAATCAACATCAGTATATATTAAAACAATTGAATTCTTTTTAACATATTTCTCTAATTTATGCATGTAATGATGAAAACCAACATTTAACCACCACCAATCTCCAATTTTTCTTATAATTTTTTTCATACAAGTTCTTTATGTAACATTTCATTGAATTTGGAAATATCAAATAATGGATTTATATCACTACTATCTTCGATATAATTACTTCTAAATACAATACCTCTAAATTTAATAGTATCTTTATGATAATGATGAAATTCAATGCAAACTTTTGGAATATTGAATTGTTCACATAATTCCTCACAAAGTAATACTAAACTTTCTAATTGTGTATCTGAAAATTTTTCCCAATAATTATATCCATACCATTGTTTTTCAATTACATTTTGTTCATCACAAACTTCATTTATCCAATTAATATGTTTTCCTTCAGTTGTTTGAAATAAACTTCCCATGTTTTCCATTATAATTGAAACAGATTGTTTATCTACTTCTTTAATGCCAAGAAAATCTGAATGATATTTATTATCGTAATGTTGAAAAATAGTTCCATCTCTACTAATAGTATATGTGTTCCATTTTTTTGTTTTACCAAAATCTTTATGTAATAATCTAGTAATATAATAACTATCTTTTCTCAAACTTGATGCCAATACAATTTGTGTTTTAACTGTTTGAGTTTTATGACGATTTACTTCATTTATTTTATATGTTTCATTATCTATGTGCATCATAATTCATGTATATAACTTCTACACTTCCTTCAGATAAAATTATCAATGCCCTTTTAAATCCTTCACCAAATTTAGGGTCATTAAAATCAGGTTCTTTATCACAGAAAACTTTTTTTATTCCTGCTTGAACAATAAATCCAGCGCATGTATCACAAGGAAATAAATTAACATATATATCAGCACCTAATGTACTTTTACCTTGTCGTGCTGCATTAATTATTGCATTGGATTCTGCGTGGATAAACCAATGATATTTTTCGGGTTTTTCATGACGGGCATCAACATCATCATTAACACCTCGTGGCATTCCATTAAAACCAGTTGTAACTATTTCTCTGTCTTTAATAATTACTGCACCAATTTTTCTCGAACGGTCTTTACTCCATTGAGCCACCTCTAAATCAGCCATTCTCATAAATCTTAAATTCCAGTCTGTTTTACTCATAATTATTTTAATTTAATCTAAATACACATCTTTAGCTGCTTGCCAAGAATTAATTTCTTTTATTCTAAATTCTTCTTTAATTTTCACCATTTGTTTCATCCATTCAGATATTTGTTCAGAAGTCATAATTACTTCAGTCACTTTGCCTTCTTTTCGTAAGCGTTTAATTATATTTTCACTTTGACTAATCATATTTTAAAATAATTTCCACCATTGATTTTTCTTTAATGAACGAGATTTTATTATTAAATCTTGTAAACTTCCATAATCAAAATCATCATTTGTAAATTTACCGTCTATATCTGCCAAATCTGATTTAGCAAGTTTATCTACAATTTTTAATGCCTCTTTAATGAGTCTACCTTTTTCTAATGCTTCAATATTTTTCATAATTATTTCATATTTTCTAATATTCTCAATGTATCATCAAAACTTTCAATTATATTCATTGCTTCATGATATGTTACAGCAATAAATCTTCTTTTACCAACAGTATTAAACACTCCAAGTCTATCCATATCAAATAAAAATCCTTCAACCATTTTATTAGAATTTCCTATATTTGTTTTCTCAGCAACCAATTCTTTTAATTCTAAACCACTTATTACTTTATCGCCATTTGTTAATTTACCATCATTATATACAAATGTTAATAGTGAACGATATCTATCTTTTTTCGTATATATTTTTTCAAATTTTTGTTGATGTATAATAAATAAATTATATTCAAACCATTCTCTAAAATATACACCAGCAAAAATGATAATTTCACAAAAACATGCAACAATTACAAATAAAATAATGTTTTGTACATCTTCTGTCTTATTAACATTTTTTACTTCACTAAGATTTGTTTTTAAATCAACAACATTTTGAGATAATTTATCTTCGATTTTATCCACTTCATTTTGATTAATTTCAATAATTTTTACATTTTTATCAATATTTGCTTGATATTGATTTCTAATTGTTATATAAGTAACTGGAGTTTCTGTTAATTTTTGACGTAAATCATTATTAATCATTCTTAAAGTTGTATTATCATCCTCATATGTTTTCTTTTTCTTTTCATATAATATTGATAAACTATCGGTAATATTTGTTGTTTTATTTTCAATAACATTATCTTTATAAGTGCTTGTTGATGCCAAATTTTTTGAACCAATTATTGATAAGTAAAAGCTCAAAAGAATTATTGAAACTGATATTGTTAACCAACCAACAATACTTGCTTTTATTTTCTTTTTATTTGAAACAAAATCTGTTGAAAAACTCCTAATTAAATATCGTTTAATTACTTCAAAAATAACAAGAAATATTATTGTGAAAGTAAATGCAAAAATACTTGCCCAAATACCACCGATTAAATTAATTGTAATTGCTTTTAATAAACCCGGATATACAAGAAAGTATGAAAAGAAAATAGAACCAGCATTTCCAATAAAAGAGAATAAATATAACCACTTATCAAGACCCTTATTATTACCCTCAAAGTCTTTAGTGTTAATCTTTTTTCTTAATTCATCATATTTTTTTAAATCCATATCTACAGTTTATCCATAAATAGTTTTAGAATACGTTTTTATTCTAATATAAGTGATGATATTCCATCTTCATTTAATTCGACATTAATTAAATAATCAGGATTAATATTTGCATTATGTTCAACAACCAATACTTTCTTCATATTATTTTTTATTAATTGTAATATTTCAATAAATTCTTCAATACTATCCTCATCTAATTTACCCATTACTTCATCAAGTAAAAATATTGTTGGTTTTGCTTTTACATTAATTTGATTTAATGCAAATTTCAATACTACACTAGAAAATGTTCTTTCCTTACCACTAGCACTAATACAATCAATAATTGCAGGTCTGTCATTATATTTTAATTTGGGTCTAAGTTCATCTAAATCAAGCCATACTTTAAATTGTGCAACAGATAATATATTTTCCAGAGTTAAATTAATTTTTGGTATAATATAATTACTTAACATTTGTCTTGGTATACCATCCCGATGAACGCATTTTTTATAAAGATTCATAACCGTATCTCTATATTCTTGTGCTTTAAAATCTATAATTAATACTTCATTATTTTTAATTTTTAATTGTTTTTCACCAATATTTGTTTTTCTAATATATACATTTTCATTCTCATTGGTTTTTTCAGTTTCAAGTTCGTTTAATTTTAATTTAGCTGTAGCAATACCCTTTTCAATCTTTTGATTTTCTTCAATTTGAAGTAAACTATTCTCATGGCTTGTTATCTTTTGTTCAAGAATACCAATTTTTAGTTCTTCATTTTGAATTTTTATTGGAACTTGGTCTAATTCTATTTGTAATTCTTTACGTTTTTCAACATCATTTTTTTCATTGGTGAGTGTTCCTATTTCTTTAAGAATCTCTTCCATTTCTAATGCAGATTGTTTTATACTTTCATTTATTTTTTCAATTTCATTAATCTTTACATTAATTATTATTTGATGTTCATGTATATCAATTGCTTGTTTTACATTAATTTTATCAGCAATAATATACATTTCCTTTTCCTTTTCTTTAACAGCATTTTCAATATGGTCTTTATGTTCTTGTTTTTCAATAACTTGTCCACATTGACTACAAATTTTACTATTTTTGAGGTCAGCAATTTCTTTTTTTAATTTAATACCGTCTTGTTTTAATTTAAAAATATCACCATTAATTATTTCAATTTTATGTTCTTCTTCAGATTTTAGCCGTTCAAGATTTTTAATTTCTAATTTTTTATTATATTCAGTAGTTTTATGTGTATCTTTTTGTTCAAGAAGAATTTTTAATTTTTCAATATCATATGTTTCTTTCAATGGTATTATACTTTGCTTTAAAACCATTTCTTGTGCCTTTATTTCAATGATATTCTTTTTATTGGCACTTATGTCCTCTCGTGCTTTATCTACGTCCAGATTGTAAATTTCTGAGTCTATTTTATATAATTTCTTTGAAAGGTCTTCCACATATTTTCTACCAATTTCAATTCGATTTTGAATGTCAGGAAGTTTTACTGTTTCAATTTGAGTTATTTCTCCTTCAAGTGCAATAATTTCCTGTTGTAACCTTGCATTCTCCATATTTGTAAATTCTACATTACATAAAACTCTAGGTTTTTCATTAACCCGTTTTTGATAAACTTTAAGACCTTCAAGTTTTTTATCAAATATATCCAATCCGCTATCATAGAGCAAACTGTCGATAAATGTAGACATATCGTTACTGAGTATGCGATTGAGTGAATCGGAAGTTGTCATTACAATTCGCATAAAATTATCATAACTGCCGATAATTGATTCTACTTTCTTTTGAGTTTTTACTCTATGGTTTTCATCAAGTTTTTCTATTGATGTTTCGTCATTCATTTCATCATCTGGCGTTGCCAGCATATAATAACTCAATGTTGTTGGTGCACCAGTAATTTCTCCACATTTGTTTTTATTAATTTCTGTTTTCTTTTTAATACCAAAATATTCACCATTAGCTTCAATAATCATATATACCTCACATGATGTTGCACCATTTCTATTATTAATAAATCGTATGTCACCGTATTTCATACGAGTTTCAGTTTCCAAAGTTTTACCAAAAAGCGCATAACTAATTGATTTTAAAATAGTTGTCTTGCCGAAAGTATTTTTTCCGATTATTTGATATAGACCATCTTCATTTCTCCAGTCAATATCAAATTGACCATATGACATAAAATTTTTACCACCAAATTTGACAACATTCCATTCTATACTTTGGTCTTCAACTATATCAATTTCTGTAAGTATTTCTTCATCTAATGCAATTACATCATTAACAAGTTGTTCATCACTACCTATTTTAGTTAAAAATTCTTTAAAAATTTCATGTTGAACTTCTTTTGTGGTTACATTTTGTAATGAAACATTTTCATTTACATCAATTTTTTCATTTTCAAGAAATTCATTTTTATGTGAAATTGTGACATTTTTATGTTTAGATTTTAAATATTCAATTACTTTTCTCTCATTTTCTTTAGTACGTGTTTGTGGTAATGTGCCCCAAATGAATCTAATTTTCATATATTTGGTTGGATTTTCAATTTCGAAATCCAAATCATCAAAATCAACATATTGTGTAATTCTAATATTTTTAAATGAATAATCATCATATATGGGAATTTCTTGAACTGTTTTATTTAAAATATTCCACAGAAGATATCCGTGAAAACAAGAATCTCCTTCTGTAACATCCTGACTTACAAGGCTTCCACAATATCCTTTAGTTTTATTTTTATCTAAGTATTGTTGGATATGAATATCAGCAAAAAAACCAAAGTCTGATTTGAAGTCTGAAAGTTTATAATATGATTTACTTTTCATTTCAAAACCTGTTGTGGTTTTACAACCATTTATTGGGTCATGGAAAAGGTCAATATAAACCCTCTTATTAGTTTTTCTATCAATTTCAATTTGCTTGCCTTGTTTGGTTTTCCAAGAATTGTTGTTCTTATCACCATGATGCCAAACCACCCATGTTACATTTTCATCATCATAAAATCCGGTCTTATTATAATAAATAATATTAGGATTGTTTAATATTTTTGTTATAGCTTCAATGCTATCAGTTCTTTTATTATTTTTACGAAGAAAATCATGATTACCACGAGTTATTCTAACAGGAGCAATATTTGCTAATGTATTTAAAAAATTTGAAGCTAGAACTAATTGTTCGCTTTCGAGATTTAAATAATCATGAACGAGGTCTCCTACAATTACTATCCTATCAGGTTTTTGTTCTTCTAAACTTTTATATAAGGTTTCAAATACTTTTTGATATTCTTCATTACGAGATGGTGATTTGCGTATATGAATATCCCCAAGATGGGCAATTTTTTGAATCATTTCATAATCAAATTACATAAAATTATTTTTACAAATATATTGAAAAGCCACGTATAATGCAAGGATTTTAAAAATTTGTCAACGTGTCTATTTTAGTGTCAAGATGTCATATATTTGTTTATGGTATAACATTTGATTAATTCTAATTAAAAATAATTTTATATTTAAAAATTTATATAATATGTTAATAAAAAGATTTCACTATGACCCATTCATAAGTTTGTTTGATGACATGATGAATGATGCATCAACAAGTACTACAACAGCAAGAATACCCAAACATAATGTCATTGAAAATGATAAAGAATTTCAAATAGAAATATCATTAGCTGGTGTAAAAAAAGATGATATGAATATTAATATTGACAAAGATGTTATGACAATTAAAGCTGAACGTAAAGAAATAAAAGATGTAAAATATAATCGTAAACAAACTTATTTTGGTAAATACGAAAGAATGTTTGTGCTTCCAGACGAAATTGATAAAGAAAATATTAGTGCTTCATTAGTTGATGGAATACTTAGAGTAATTGTTCCTAAACTCGTGGGTGATACAAAGTTAACTAAAAAAACAATTGAGATTAAGTAAATATATTAAGAGTCCCAAAAATAAAAAAGGCATCGAATATGATGCTTTTTTTATTGTTCTGGTTGCATTTGTTGTTGCATACTTGTTCTTGCAGCTTCAAATTCATCTTTATATACATCAATTTGACCAATTATAAAGTTTGATACATCAGTAATTGTTGTAATATTTTCTTTAATTAATTGTTTGCTACTTAATTTACCCTGTGCTTGCCATAAAGCCATATATGTTGGGTGATGTTCTACTGATAATCCATAATGCTTACAAAGAACTGCAGATACTGTTTCTGCTTGAATTTCTTTAATTTGTTTTATCATTGCAAAATTTAAATCACCTTTTTTCTGAAAATAATCTAATGCTTTATTATAAAATTTACCACCTGATTGATGTAATAAATCGTGTGCCCATTCATGAAATATTGTTGATGCAGCACCACTACCAGTCGCATTCTGACTAACATTTATTTGTCCTTTTCTACTCCAGCCAGCTTCACCTGCAGTTGCAGGGTCTTGTGTTACTCTCATGCCCATCTTTTCCAAACTTTTTTTTGCAATTGTAAATAATGCTTTTGCATCGGCACGGTCATCATATTCACCTTCCCATTCCGGTTTATCTTGAATTGGTTCACCTTCTGTATTTGCAACATCATAAACAACACATGGGTCGAATTTTACATGAACAATATTTCTTCTTGTTTTAATTGCATTCATTTTAGTATTATCAATTTGTTCAATACCTGCTTCAACTTTTGTAACATATTCATTATCTCTATTTTGCTGGTCTAAAGTATATTGAGAAAGTTTTCCATCTGCAGTTTTAAAAAATTTATTTGCACACCAAATTGAAATTGCTTTCTTTTTATCAATGACTTTTCTATGAAATTTTTTATTCCATTTACCTTCACCTGCAACCTGTGTTGCATTTGGGTCTTGTAAATAGATTAACATGATATTACTGAAACTATATTTATGAAATTTATGAGAAAAATCTAAAAATTTTTGAAATTCTGCACTTGCTGCTCTTTCATCAGTAGCATTTGCAATATCTTCAATATATTGTTCTATTTTTGTTTCAAGTTCTGATTTTGTTTTTGCTGGCATACTTGAATTTTGAACTTCGGATTTAAGATTTTCTAATTGTGACATAAAATCTTCAAGATTACCAGTTTGACCACCTTGTGTTTCTAATTCAGCATTAATTGTTTTTAATCCATCAAGAACTGCAGTACTTAATTTATTTCCGAACATCCACCATTCTTTACCATTCCATTGAAAACCAAGTGCAGATAATTTTTCTTTTACTTTTTTTGTTTCTAAATTTACATCAGAAACTACAATATATCTCACATAAGATTTTCCTTCTTTACTGGTAAGATTTTGCTTTTGTAGATTAACATACTCGAAAATACCTTTTTTCATAGTATCAAATATTTTTTATAAATACTTGATTTAATTGTAAATTATCTCTGGGTTATTTTTTTTGAGTTTGGTTTTTATATAATTAACTCTATTACTAATTGTAGAACTTGTAACATTAAATTCTTTTCCAATTTCGCAATAATCGTATCCTTGAACGTATTTCATATCAAGCAATGTAAAATCTTGTGGTGATATTTGTGTTGAAATATAACTTATTGAACTATTATTTTCGAATTCCATATTATTTGTAGTACATATTCCATTTGCCATAAATGTTAAACTGCATGTATTATTGGATGTCGTGGTGAATGAATTACTAATATCTGCTGATGATGTAAATGATATATTACCAGTTATTGATGTAGCGGTACAAGAATTATTTCTCCATTTATCAATCATATAATTTTTAGCAATACTAAAAACCCATGACCTAAATTTTGATTTTGTACAATCAAATGATTTTAAATTTAAAAAAACTTTAATCATTATTTCAGATACATCATCTTCAAGGTCGTAATAAATAGAATATTTACTTTTTAAAAAATTTTTAACAGATTTTTTATATTTGTTATATAGTTTTTCTTGTGCTTGTTGATTTCCATTCAAAATATTTTGAATAAGTATCGTATCTTCCTGTTCTATTATCATATGGTTTTTGTAACTTATTAATAAAATAATCATCTATAGTTAAACCTCTTGCAGTATAAAGACTTTTAATTACTTCATCAATTCCTTTATTTTTACGAAGTTCATCTAAATCTTTTTCATTTGGAATTTTAACTAATTTAACCCTTTCTTCACAGCCAACATAAATAGTATGTAACATATAATATAGTTCTATAGCATTTTTATAGGCATCAGGGTCTAACAAAATAACGACATCAGGTTTTAATTCTTGCAGTTTCAAAAACAATGTGGCTGATAATGTTTTTCCTAATATTGGTATAATATTGACGGGAAATGATAACATTTCAAACGCACCTTCAACAAGGTATACAGTAGAATCCCAATTTACAAAACCTTCATTAAAAATGATTTTATCTTTATCCGCAAATGGATTTAAATATTTTTTTCTTTTTTCTTTCGGGTCATAACTTCTACCAACAAAATAATTTATTTCACCGTTCTTATCATAAGATGGAATAATTATTCTTTTAGCATATTTTCCAGTAGTACAAAAACCAAGCCGATATTTTAAAATAATATCTCGACTTATTTTTCTTTCATTAATGATATAATTATATGCTTCAAAATGTTCAGGATTTCCTTCTTCTAATTGAGAAAACGATATCATTTCATTAGGAAGTTTAATTTGTACAAATTCTTTTTCATCTTCATTATTACTATAATCAATTAAAATGTTAGCATATGACTTATATATATCATAATCCATATGACTACCAAACATTCTAATTAACCTACCCAAAGAACCAGAAAATTTAGGTTCATCACATTTCCAACAACGAAACATTCGTTTGGCAGTATTTATTTCCAAATTAAATTTTTCATCTGGATAAGATAAACCTTCTCTTTCTTGACAACGAGGACAATTTACTTGCAATTGTTCGCTTTGCAAATAACCATTAACATCACCAAAAATATTTTGAATGATAGCGTGAAATTCTTGTCCTCTAACCATTATACAAATATAAAAAAAAAATGCCCTAAATCAAAGGAATTTAAGGCAAATCATATAAATATTTTTAATTTTATTTTTTCATTTCATTAATTTTCTTTTCAGAAAATTCAGTACAAAAAGCTAGTTCTTTATCGTTTTCATATAATTCTTCATCAAAAGTATTATATTCATAATATTGTTCTTTAATTTCTTGAACAATATTTTCTATATCATCAGTGGTAATATCAACAACTGCACCAATTCGTCTTATTATTGGAAATGAGAGTGATTCAATATCTCCATTATTAGATATATCATTTTCTACTAAATAATTTAATAAGAATTCAAATGATGTTGCAACCATTTCTTTTCTATCTTCAGGAAGACCATCTAACATTCCAGTTTTAGACCATCTTTCAATAATTTGTTCATTTGTTTTCATAAATATTATATTTAAAAATTCATTTATTTATATCAATAATTTAAAACCTTCTAATATTTTCCAAGAAAGGAAAGAATAATATTAAACGATTTAAGAAACCCGGACAATAAATTCTAAAATTACCAATACCTGATATAGGGTCAGTACCTAATTGATTATGATTATTTTGTAATTCATTAAACAACTCAATTATTTTTAATTTTATTGCACCATCTCCAACACCATCTTTAAGATGTTGATTTTCTTCGAAAATTCTTACATAATCATCTTTTGCAAGGGTTAATTCTGATTTAAGATTTTCATTTGCATTAGAAAGTAATTGAATTTGTTCTTCAAGCCATTCAATTCCTTTTGGTTCTTCATCAACTTCAAGCAATTCTTCTTCTTTTTTTTCTGATGTTAATTGTACATCTTGTAATAGTTCTTCAACTTTTTGTTTTGCCTTTAAGTCACGTTCTTCTGCAGGACTAATTATTTTTTCTTCTTCTTTTTCTGGTGTAGATATTTTATTATCTTTTGCCAATTTTATTAAATTATTATCTTTTTTTGCCATATTATTAAATTATTTGAGGTTTTAAAATATTTATTAATTTATTATTTAGAAATTCATTAATGTTTTTTTCTTTATATGAAATTCTTATTAATTGAATATTATTATTCGAACAATATTCATTTTTTATTATATCATTTTGTTTTAAATTTAAAAATTCAATCAATGCCTCATTATCTGATAATAATTTATTAAATTTTACTATTTCAAAATGTTGTTTTCCATCAAATTCAATTAATATATTATGATTTGGTAAATAAAAATCAAAAGGAAGTTTAAATATTTTTCCAATACAATCGTCAAATTTTTTTTGATGTTCAAATTTAATATTATTATTTTTTAGATAATTAATTATTTGTTGTTCACCTTTACTACTTTTACATATAGGACAACCACTACCAACTAAATGATTACTTGTTTTTTGAATAAAAGAACCATGAATAGGACAAATAATTTCAATTTTACTTCTATTTGAAATATAGATACTATTGGAATAATCATATTTATTACCATGAATCTTTTTTGCTTTTTCAATAAAAACATCTTTATTACATTTATGACCACAACAATATGAACAACCTGAACCACCTAAATGGTAATTTGGTTTTTGCTCAAACTCACCATGTTTGGGACATATTATTTTTACTTTACTAATATTATCGACATAAACTACTTTAGAATAATCATATTTATTGCTATGAATTTTATTTGCTTTCTCAATAAAATATTCAGTATTCATAAATAGACCAGCACATTTAGCACATCCCTTACCAATTAAATGCGATTTTGGTTCTTGAAAAAATTCTCCATGTTTAGGACAAATTATAGAAATTGGAGAAGTATTATTAATATAAACTGATTTAGAATAATCATATTTATTATTGTGTATAATTTTTACTTTATTGATAAATTCATTTATGTTAGATTTTAATTTTCCATAACAAATAGGACAACCCCGACCACGTAAATGTGAATCTGGTTGTTGTTCAAATATACCATGCGTCAAACATATAATTTTAATTTTTGTTCTATTATTAAGATAATTAACTAAAGAATAATCATATTCATTGTGATGAATATGATTAGCTTTCATTATAAATTCTTTAGTTGTTAATCTTTTTGACATTAATGTTTTAATTATATTAATCAATATTTAAATTAGCGTTTAAATGCGCCAATAATCCTGTCTTATCGTTCCAGATAAAACCATCTGCAGCTTTTATAGCACCTATAAAACCTTTCGAAAAATGCCATTGGTCAGTACCTGTCAAACTTGATAAATATCTAACAGTAACACCAAGGTCTTCGCTTAATACTTTTGCTTTATCTAAAACTGTGAATTTAATATCTTTTTTACGATGAATGTGCCCAATATGAAATTCATGATATAAAGTATTACTCCAATATGGTTTAGATTCAATATCACTTGCCATTAATAATGGTAATGAATTTTCTTTTTCTTCACTACCATGAGTAAATCCAAGTAAAACATTACCGTGTTTATAATATTTTCGTGGTAAAGCATCGTTATTAACACATACTTGTTCATCACCATTAAACCATGCTTCTAAATATGAACCCATATAATAACTACGTTCAAAATCATGATTGCCGGGAATTACAATTATATCAATTGGTACACCAATTTGTTTTAATATATTAATGCCATCAACCAAAAGTTTAACACCCACTGTAAATGTTTTTTGCCATCTAACATCTTCATCTTGACTAGTTTGATGACTTGTCGTATCAAACATATTATCTGAATTAAAAAAATCATTTCCAACTGGAAATAATATTCGGGTAATAGGAAATCCACTTGCATGTCTTAATAATGTTTCAATTGCATTAATAAATCTTTTACTTGCGATTTTTATGTCATAATCCTCACCAGTTTCGCCATGCCATGCTAATTTACCAAAATGTAAATCAAATATGCTAATTTCGAGTAAATTATTCTCTTCAGATTTTTTTTGTAATTTTGGAGTAACATTTAAAATAGGTGGTTTATACGTTTGTGCCATGTCAGCAAATATCTTTTGAATATCTATTGCTTCACTAAGTTGAACATCTTTTTCAAGACGTGCTTTAACTTGAAAGTTTTGAATTGTTTCAGGATTTTCTTTTTTCCATGAAGTAACATCCCATTTATTAATTACAAAATCTTTTACTTTCCAAATATCTAAATCAACATCAGCTACTTCAAGTAATTCATCAAGAGTTTTTATGTGATTTACCGGATAATTTGAACCAGTTTTCCATTCAACTTCCATTTCATTTCCTTTACCAGTAATAGTTGTTTTTCCATCTGATTTTTCTTTATTTATAATATTATCTTCTTTTATACTAAAACCACGATAATATTTATATTCTTCATATGCTTGATTAAATAATTCAAATAGTTCATCTTCAAGAATTCCATTATAATATTCATCATATGCCAATGCTTTGATGTTTTTTACATATGTATCTGAATACCCACATTTTACTGAGGCTTCTTTAACCGATATTTGATTTTTTGTTGCGTAATTAAGGATTTCTACTGCTTTTTCTATTCGTTCTTTTTTCATGTATATATAATTAGATAAAATTATTTTTTGATGTTTTGTCAAACTTAATACAAATATACCAAAAACACAAGGTTTTTTATAAATACATTTCCACTTTTTTTCAAAAATACTAGATTTTCCTCAATTTTTTGACATTCTTTATTGAAAGTGGTTTCATTAATTACAGATAAATCAAACCATTCACCTTCTTTTTTTAAGTGTGAATATCTTCGTTGTAATGTTCTTTCGATTTGATGTGCAAATTCTGATTGATATGAATCAATTAATTTTAATTCAGAAGAGTTTCCCGTTTGCAATTCTTTTAGACGTTTATTTGGATGCTTAGATACTCCAATTTTATAATAACTATTTTCTAATGATTGAATTAAATATATGTATTTCATTTAATTATTTTCAATTGTTTTAATCCAGCAAATCCAACAGCATAACTATCAGACATATCAAAACACATATCTTTTGGTTCTTTACTATCTTTTTTATAAAACCATTCAATTTGGGGTTCTAATTTACAAACTTTTTCCCAGATATACAACTTTTTCTTATCACGATATTCAGGTGGAAATGAAAGCGTTTCAACTTTTTCTCCCTTTTTAAATGTAACTTTAACTAATTCAGAACAAAATATTTTACGTGAGTCATATACACTTATTTTCTTAGGATATAAACCAAATATAGTAAATAAAATATATCTACAAATACCATTGAATCCATATAATAATGATACTGTGTTCGCATTATTGCTTCCACCAAGTGGTTCTTCTACAATAATATGTATTATTTCACCGTTAAGTTCATGTAATATACGTTCTTTATATTCATTTACATATTTTCTAAAAATTTCTGCTTTATGAATATCTCTAATTTCAACAGGAATATTTTTATCAGTCTTTAATTCAAGATGTTTTAGTTCAATAAGTTTTCCTTTATCAGACCATAAAGCACTTCCAATATTAGTTGTACTTATATCTAATGACCATATGTATTTTTCCATAATAGCATCTTTATATATTATACGTAATTTAAATGTTTTTCTTTAAATTCGTCAATCATTTTTTGAATTGCTTTGGGGTTATCCAAATACAATTGTATAAGGTCTTCGATAACACCACCAATTTTTAAACTTTTTCCTTTACATAATAACTTAAATCTATTATGTAAATCACCTTCAATTATAATAGATTTTGGTTTTGTATTACTGAGCGTAAGTAAATCTTTCATATTTTTATTATAAATTTTATCCATAATTTATAATAAATACTAAGAAACTATAAAAAAATATAAAATTTTATGATTATTTTAAAAATCAATTGCAAAAAGAAGTGTTCTGGAAATTGTTTCATCTTTTGGCACAGGGTCATTCAGTTTACCAATAGCAACTAAATTTTTATTACTATCAAATAATGCAACTTCACTAATATAAACTTTAGAAAAACCACCTTCCCAAGATAAATTAGTACTTGAATTAAATTCATTTAAATTTACATTGATTGACATGTCTGTAGTATAAACATCTGCTTTAATTTCGGTAGTTACATTTCCAAAAAAATATTCTTCATCACCAAAACATAATTGACCTGTTTGACTTGCTGATGGATAATTAAGATAGTCTAAATCATAAGTTAAATAATGAGTATAATTTATGAATGGTATTTTAAAAACAATACTTGTTAAATCTTTTGCAGTTAATGGATTATGATGTCCAATAATTTGGTCGGTAACATCTAAATATTTCCAATCAGTTGATACTGGTTTTGGTATTGGTTGTCCGGGTTGATTAAAAATTCTTTGAAATATTACATATATTCTATTAACAGTATATCCTGTTGCAAGTGTAATAGCAGTATATCCTGTTGCACTACTTAAGAATTTAAAATCACTATTGTTTACAAAATTAATGCGAAGTTCTTCTACATTAATATTAGTAGTAATAAGTTGTGTGCTATTAATATAATTACAATGAATTGCTCGTCTATATCCTGCTGCTGTATTTCCAGTTGGAACTAATGCGTATGTTGCATAAATTGTATAAGTAGATGCCATATTATTTATGTATTAATTGTATAATTAGGAAGAGTCCAAGACCTATTTGATTTATATGACATTGCATATAATAGTTCTTGGTCTTCTATAACAAATATTTTTAATTCAAGAAATACTTTACCAACAGAATATGGCGTTGATGATGTATCATTAACATCAACAAGATAATAATAAGCAGTTCTTAATCCATGATTAACATTTTTATCTGCAATATCATACATAGGATTTCCATCTGCTGAATATGCTTTTAATTTAAGTCCTAATTCTGTTTTTTTTGATTTATGCCACATTATTGTAGGAATTTCTAATACTGGTGAATCTAATAAAAATCCTTCCCCATAAACATTAGCTGGACTTGAATTTGTATAATGAATAACCCCCAATTTTTTATAAATAGGTGCTTGATTTTGAATATATGATACAAAACTACCAAATGCTTTGTTTTTAAATTGTGTATATTTTATATTTGCTGCTTTTACTCCTGCAATTTCTTCTGTAAATATAATTGACATATTCCAAAAAGGAAATATAATTGTTGGACATTGACTATTTTGTAAAAAAGATAAAACACTTTCATCAAGATATTCAGTAGAAGACATATTTGCTATAGTATCACCAGTATAATGAATTGTATTATAATAAATCATTGCACCTACAGTAATTCCTGAAGAAAGTCCCAACATACTAAAATCAGGTAATTCTCTATCAACAGTAATATGACGACCATTTTTTGCTAAAGTACCTGATTTTATAGTAATAATTTTATACCATAAATAAGGTGAGGGATGATTTTTATAAACATAATATCCTGTATGGGGTGTCCATTTTATAAGTAATAAATCACCAGCTTTGGGTTCATTTCCACTTTTGCCATATGTTGGTGCTTTATATAATACAAGGTCTAAACCACCCACAATTTCATTTACTCGAACCATTGCATCTGGTTGTTTTACGTGATTACTATCTACAATAAAATAATCACCATCATTTGTAAAAAATCCTATAGAATCTACTTTATTTTCAACACTATATGAACTAACTGGTATGCTTGATATTACATTATATGGGTCACCACTTAAATTTCTTGGAATGAAACTTAATACATTCGGATTCTTATCAACGGGTTTTAATATATTTGTATTAAATGCAGTATATCCAGTAGAAACAGCATTAACTGCATCTGTATATGCATAATCTACTTCACTATCACCAATAGTATAATATTTAAAATTTAATTTACCTTGAGATAATAATTCTCTACCTTTTGATGTTAATTTTATGTCTATAACAATAGGGTCTTTTTTTTCAATAAATGCCATTTAATTATTATTTAGATATAAATACAGAATAATTATTTTTTATATTATCTTGTATCTTGTATCTGCAAAAATACTATATGGTGAACCAACAGTATAATGACCAATACAATTACATATACTACTAATATTTGCTGATGCAGTAGTATATGATGAACCATCAGTATTTGCTTCAGCACATAATACAATAACATCATTTGAATCAACGAGAAATGGTGCGAATGAACCACTACATGAAAATGCTAATCTACTAACTCTTCCACCACCACGAATACAAGCACCATTACAATAAACACTAACTGTACCACCTTCTGGGTCTGATGTTGCTCCTTTTACTACTGTCCAATTAATTGTTGGATAGAAACAATCGCCAGCAGTTCTTGTTATTGAATATATAAAACATGCACTTGATTCTACACTATCACCACTTCCAGATGTATCACAAAGACTACAAAGTGAAACTGTATTAACTAATGTTTGTTTACATTGAACACTGCCATATCCAATACCAACAGCACTTTTTGCAAATGCTCGAAAATATGTCATAGTATTTGATGCAAGACCACATGCTAAATTACTAAAAGGAACTCCTGCACCAATTACAGAACAAGTTGAATTTATTTTCAAATAAGTTGGATAATTTGAGTAAATTAAATTAGAATCTGTTCCCCATGCACTAAGTTGGGTATATAATATTCCATATTCCATAATTGGAGCATCACCTATAGTATTTACCTCACTATTATTTACAGGAAATTCTGTTGGTAAAGCAGCACCTGCAGTACCAGTACTTACTGTCGGTGAAGCAAGTGTTGCTGGTAATGTTGTACCAGTAAGTATATTACCATAATATGCAGTACCATTAACAATAAAATATGCTCTATATTCATATATAGTACTTGCTGACAAATTTGGAATTGACATAGTATATGAATTACTTGCGAGAGGTCCTGCAGTCAGAGTTGTTGTTGTCCAAGTTGGTGTTGGTGTTGGCATATTATATTATTTTATTATATTATTTATAAATACTCATTATTTTATTATTCTGGTGTTGGCTTACCACCACAACAGCAACAGCAAGAAATATTTGATGTTGTTTCACTTATTAAATATGGAGAACCAACAGTATATGTTCCAACACTATTTGTAATACCACCAATCCAAAGTTCAGCAATATCTGATGCGCATTTTGTATTATCGCTTATAGCACATGTAAATAATTGTAAATTATCACTATGACATATAAGTTTAGTACCAAAACTACCATCATAATATCCACTACCTTTACCAAGATTAGCAACACTACAATTCCATCCACTAATTGTAGTACCATTACATTTTACACAAACACAAGTAATATGATTTGCTGCACTTGTACCTTTACATATATAATAACAAATATTTACATAGTAACAATCACCAGCATTTGGTGGAGTAATAGTACCCGGTTGATATACATTGGTAGGATAACAATATCCACCAGTACAAGTAATTACATTTACTACATGTGTTTGTGGTACACCATTTTGTTCAAATACAACAATTTTAGGTATTCCAACTGTTGGCGTATATATTGTACAGCCAGTTCTTGCAACTGTAGTTGATTGTATTGTAACACTTTGTGTTATACCTGCTGGAGTTGGTGGGGCAGGTGTTTGTGGTGTTAACCAAGTAATTGGTGTTACTCCACATACAGCAGATACTGTAAAAGTATTACTTATTTCACCAACAATAGTTACATTACATACTTGAGATGTTGCTGGAATATTTGTAAATAATGTTGGTGTTACATTAAATGTTGCAGTACTTCCAATTGGTCTGTATTGCATACCATACCATTGAACATCAGCATAACGTTGAATTGCATAACCACCAGTATAATAAAGTGCTGATGAAGAACTTGATGTACTTTGTTTTGTTTTACCTGATGGTGGTGTTGGGGGTGGTGTTGATAACGTTTTTAATGATAATGTATTACCAGTATCCGCAAGAACATCTGAATGAACAACTGCTTTATAATTATATACAGTACCTTCTAATAAACCATTTATTGTAAAACTAAATGAATTAGTTGAAGGTTTACCTGATACAAAATGTTTTGTCCATGTTGTAGATGTTGATTTCTTATACATAACACCATATTCTCTTATAAGACTTAATCCGGTAATATTTTTACCACCAATATTTATCATCGAGCCAATACCAGCAGTACCTGCTTTAGTTTCAACATATAAATCAATAGGTGATGGTTCTGGATTTTGTTTTATAATAAACATAGCACCATCATCGCCCAAATATTGTACTGTTCCTCTATATGTTAAATTACCAACACCAATAGGTGGAATAGAATTTCCATAATCATAAGGATTTGGTTCTGGATTATAATAATATGTTGTTCCAGATGGAGAGACGTTTACACCTCTCTTATACATGAATTTTTGTTTAGTAAATACAGTATTACGAATTAATAATCCACCCTTTTTTAATATAATTGTAGCTGACAATAATTGGTCTACAAATTTTTGAAAGAATGCATTATATTTACTTAAAAACGAATATAAGTTTTCAAAAGTATATCCATTTGAATGCAAAGTATCTCCTGTTGGAAGCAATGCTCTTTGTAAATACATTTCATAAATTCTTAATAATGCAGGATACCAACCGCCTTTAAAATCTGATATAGTTTTTCTATTTCTTGCATTAATCATTTTTCTTTGAATTAATTCAATAAATTCTAAAAATGATAATTTACTTATATCCCCAATTCCAAAACTATCTGAAACAACTGGTGTGAATGCAGCATTTCCACCAACAAGATAATAAGCACTAAGAACATTCCCATATCTAAGACCATTTGGTAAATATACTTCGTATGGATTCATTACGTTAATATCATAATCTCTATATGGTTCTAATGCAATACCATCTACTAAAAATTTAATATCAGATGCTTTATTTGCCTTATAATTTAATTTATAAACATACTTATTTGCACTAAGATTAAAATATATTTTACTATTATTAAAACTATCAATTCTTACCACTTCACTTCTTGCATTAATATCATTACTACCATGAACTTCAACATATGCTACTTGAACTTCTGGATTAATTGCTAAAAATGAAATTACATCTGTATTTTGTAAAATAATTTGACTATGACCAGTAGTATTATTTGGGTCAATAATATAATCTGCAGTAAATTGTGATGTGCCTTTTGTTAGTGCAATACCATTTATTGTTACTTGAACATCACCACGTGGAAAACTTGGTAATGGAATATATGTATATGGAAATTGTGGTTTAATACGTGTTACAATATATTGAATCGTAATACCTGTAACTGGTCGTGTTCCACCACTATAAATAAAAGTTGCTTCAATAACATCTCTACGATTATTTGAATTTGTTGCATAATTACCATTTAAAATTGTAAAACTATTTCCAGAAACACTATAATCAGCACTTAAATATTCTGGGTCTAATACTTCTTCAGCAGTTAAATTACCCATACCAATAGGTGGAATATCACTACCATAACCATATGGGGGATTAAAAATACGTGGTGCGTTTAATAATATACCATTATAACGAACTTCAAAATAACCTTGAGTTTTATCATATGGTGTTGGAAGTTGAAATGTATTTGAAGTTCCAGTATAATCTAATGATATATTAACATATGAATATGGTAATGTATATCCACTATTATTTGCTGGAAAATCTACATTTTTAATATAATCATAAACATCATATTCTATACCACGTGCCATATCTAATGCAATATCAACTTCTTTGGTATTAATTACAAGTTTACTATCTTTTTGATAATATTGTGGAGTATCATAATGAATTCTTGTTGTTGCACCCGTTTGAATCCAAGATTTTTTATTATCGACAGTTGAAGAAAGATTAAATCCTGCCATACGAAATACATCAAGATATGCTTGACCACTATCTGTATCTCCTGAAATTTGAAAATAAAAATCATTAGTTTCTAATGGTGCAACAGGATAACCACTTGTATCATAAGGTAATGAATTTGAAGGAAAATCTTGTTGAGCAATATTAACACTATTTGGATTAATTTTACCATCAACAGTATAAACGTATTCTGTAATATTAATGAATGGTTCAGGTATACCAATCAATAAAAACATTGATTTAATTGCTTCACGAGTTCCTTTTGATTTCCAAAAATAGTTCGTATTGTTTAATATTCTTCTCCATAATTCAATATCAATTTCTGCTGGTAAAAGATTTTCATTTAAATTTCTTTCTTCATCATTAACAGTTAAAAATCCTTGAACCAATTCATTTTCATTAACTAATGAAAAATAATCCCATCCAAATGTTCTGGACATATTTTTTATTAATTGGTCAGGTATATTATTTAATTTGTCATATGTAACTTTATTAATATAAACTAAAGAATCAATAAATTGTCTTAATTGGTCAAATTCTCTACCATAAATTCGTAGTAGTTTAGTTATTTTACCTTCTTCTGTTTGGTCATATGTTTTTAGTGAAGAAGGTGTTAAAAATCTTGCAATTAAATCCGTTTTAATTTTATCATATTTTGCACCAATTGTTAATACAATTTGTAAAAATTTTTGATAATTTGGGGTGTTTATATCTATATTATATTTATCAGATGTTGTCCAAAGCATTATTGCATCTGAATATATAATTGTACCATCATCAAGTAATGTGGGGTCTTTTAATACGAATTGAAATCCATCAGTTCCATTTCTTTGTGAAACGATATATTTTTCATAATCATTAAGTAATGCTCGATACTCTTCAAATATAATATTGTTTGGTTTTATATGAAAATCAACATTACCTGTTTTAATTTTATAATTAGGTGTATTACCTGTTTTCATGAAAGAAAATGGGTCACCAGTAACTTGCACTTTCAAATAATATTTTGAAAGAGTATACATACTATTTGTAGAATTTCCTGTAAATCCAACTATAGGATAAAAAGATTCTGGAGTAAATGGTAACCAAACAACGTAATTATTATATGAAATATTTAAATTTTTAATATCAACATCACTTGATGTAGTTGTATTTCCTGAATTAAAGACTAATCCAAAAATATTTGTTGTAAATGCTGTTGGTATATAAAATGTAGCAGTATTTCCAGTTGCATTATATGAATAGCCAGAAAATGTTATATTACCACCACGAACTTTTTGAGAATTTGCAAAAAGACTTCCCGGATATGCAAGAATAATATTTTGTATTGATACTCTTAAAAATTCATAAGCAGAACCAAATCTAATAAATGTATTTAAATCTGATTTATCAAGATTCAATACAGCATTTGTTGTATATGTTTGTAATATTTGTGACTGAACATCAGTAACACCCATTGTTTCTAATGTAACTGGACGAACAAATGAACTAAGTGTATTGGTATAGTCTATGGTTAATTTACCATCAAAATTAGATGTAACATTAAAACTTCCAAACGTAAATATTGTTTTTGAAGGAAAGTCATTAAAAAAAGTTCCATTTAAATTTTGGTCGAGATTTGTGTTTATTACTTTTACTTTTGCCACAGTCTTTACAATTTAATATAAATACAATAAAAAGAAAAATCCCAAATCTAAGATTGGGATTTTTTTGAAATTTAATTAAATTCGTTTATTATAAACCATTTGTAACTGAATTAAAGTTTTGTGTTTCGTCTAGATTCACACGTTTTTCTTTGACTTCATATAATGGCACATTACCAACATCATCTT